GTCACCTTCAGCAGAGTCTGCTTAGGATTGATTTCCGCTGTCAGTGATGTTGTGCCATCGGAGTTGTAATCCTCAGTGGCAGTAGGAACAACTGAGTACCTGACTTCTCTTGGACCACGACGTGTTGTGCTATAATCAATCTGAACACGCTTGATAATACCACCAGAAGCATCTGTTGGGATCTCGTTATAGAAGTATGTCTTAGCAGTAAAGTCTAGTTCGTAAACAATAGCACGACGAGTGCTGAAGTCGCCTTCATACTCATCACGAAACTGGATATTGTTTAGTGTGAATGGGATATCTTTCTTTTCATCATGACCCTCAATCATCGTCATAGTGACGTTGTATGCGGGTTGGAAGAATGGTAGGATTTGCTCTAGAATTTGTAGAGCATCGTCCTGAATCTTGGTAGCAAAACTTAGACGGAACCCAATATCATATGGGACCGGCATAAAAACTTTCTTGATCTTGTTCTTACTACTGTCTGGAACAAGACAAAACTTTGTAATTGGTGATGCCTTACGAGAAGGATCGTACTGATATTTTACAATCTCGAATGACAATCTTGGCAACGTGATTGCTGCGTTGCGATCAAAATTGGGTTGCTGCTCAGCACGAGCAAGAAACTTCTGAATAGGACCATATGCGATCGGCACCTTGATTGTGCTAACCGTACTATCTCCATTCTTATGTTTCACGGAGATATTATTGAAGAGCGTGCCAAATGCTATGACAGTCTTCCTAATAGTCTCGTTATAAAAGTAATTACCAAACATTATGCCTCACCAAAAGGATTTTGCTCCGTGAAGTCCAGGATAGCGTCTGCTTCTGCTTCGATCTCCTGGTTGTCTTCGTAAGCGTCATCATCATCGTAGTTAACGCTATTTAGACGGTAAGCAATTGTCTCACCTGTAGTCTTAGCAGTTCCAACAATGAGTTCTCCAAGTTGGAACTTACCAGTGAGTTGTTTCGCAGTAAGTTTCTTGGTGGGTTGATTCCAGGTTGTGGCGTATGCGGTTGTGCCAGAGGACACTCCGCGAATAGTGTCGCCATTTAGGAACGTACCTACACCCACGGTACCGGCAGCTCCCACGGTGATAGTAGGAGCTGTCGCATATCCATAACCAGCATTGGTGATTTGGATTGCAGCAAGTTTTCCGTCTCCCTGAAGGAGGGCAGTAGCAGCAGCACTGACACCACCAGCGGGCGGAGCACTGAAAGAAATATTTGGGGGTACAATGTAACCGTCTCCTTTGTTACTGACAGTGATAATGCCGACAGCACCAGTGGTAGCAATGCCCACTTGGAGTTGAATACCAGAACCCTTACCATCATCAGTTTCAATACTGATGGCAGGTGTAGATGTATAACCAAAACCAGGATCTGTAATCCTCACAACTTCCAACGACCTAGTTCCGCTGCTGTTGACAGTTGTAATACCAACAGCGGTAGCACGTCTACCTGTTACTGGTGGGGAAATTCTAATCGTTGGATCTGCTGTGTATCCTGTGCCCTCATGAACAATCTTAATTTCATGAATACCACCATTAACAAGACTGGTCATCGCTGTGGCAGTGGTGCCAACACTTGCCAAAGTCAACGTAGCATTATATCCAATAGTTCTAAAGTCATCGTCAACTTCTTCGATACCCGTGATGATCTTCTCATCTTCATATTCGAAGGGTTCACATGTTAAAGTATATGTGTAGTTCTCTTGTAGTTGATAAAAATTACTTTCGTGTTCAACATATTTGATCTCAAATAGTATGTCCCCAAGTGGGAAATACATAAGGTCACCCTCTAGGGGTCTTGGGGGAACACTTGGTAGACCAATACCACCAAACTGATTGATTGAATCTAGGTCATTCAGAATAAATGAAATATACTCTTCATAACGTTTTTGTGAGATGATGATTTTCATCTCAGCAGTAGATCTCACACCAAATTTGGTGAGTATATTGTGATTGTCACCAAAACCTTGGTAGTTCTCAATATACCCCTCAAGAGGGAAAGATTTTTCGAAGCGAGAAGTTGTAACTTCACGCATCACAGTTTTTCTATTGACAAACTGTCTTGGCATATAGATGAACTCGATGCCATGCATCTTAATATGTTCGTCTATAAGTTCCTGAACGAGATTTTGCTCGTTACTTGTTCCCTGACTAAAAAATGGATTAAGCATCAGCCAATCATATCCATTGGTGGTAGTTCATATTCGTTATTCATCTTCTCTTCTAGTGCCTGTAACTCATTGACACCATCCTGATAGATCTCACGACCATTCATCTCAACACCACCAGGTAGTTTGACACCCTTAAACTTCATCATATTGGCACCCCACTGCTTCTTCAGTAGAGCAGTGAAGTATCTCTTCAGGAATACATCATCATATACCTTGGTGAACTCATTGGGATCCAATGTCCTATAACACTGGATGATGATATAATCATCTACCTGTAGACTGCCAGCATCTGTGTCGAGGTATAGTCTGTTCTGCCTGCGGTTAAATCTAATCTGCTTATCTGGGTGTAGGATAAAATCAATATCCTCCAGATACCTTTTGGTCATTGTATAGTTCAGCAACTCAGTCGAACTAAACCAATAGATTTCGTTTAGGAACAACTGATAGTTGACGCTAAACATGTTCGTGCTAATTGCACGGTTATCAAGCTTCCATACCTTTTCGATTCCGATGACAGCATCAGGAACTTGAATAAAGTTCTGTGTCTCCTCAAATCTATAGGTAGAGATTCCAACTCCGGTTGTTCCGACACCCGTGATATTAGCCGTCGTAGTCGTAGTAGTAATACCAATTACTTTATTATCTCCCCTTGCCCTGATTGAATCTAGGAAATTTTGATCAATCTTATACTTCAGGTACATCAATTCCACACCATCCATGTGGCGGTTTTGATATACCTGAATGGCGTCATCTACCAGATCTTCAATTTGCTCATCAGCAACATTGATCTCCAAGACAGGGTAACCCAACTGCCTCTTGGCATAATCAACTAGTTCCTGTCTTGAAGCAGGTTTAGCCATATTTAGTCCTACTTTCCTTTATTTAGTTGTTGTCGGAGATCGTTAATCTGCTGCTGTTGTTCTTTGATAGCCTCAATTAGAACAGCAGTGAGTTTTCCATAGGCAATATTCTTAATACCATCTTCGCTCTCACCAACAACCTCAGGTATAATCTTCTCAACCTCTTGAGCAATTAGACCAACCTCATGCTTTCCATCTAGATCATTACGATCATACTCTACACCACGCATCGCGAGAATCTTGTCTAGAGCATTCTCATAAGTGACGACGTTATCTTTCAAAGAAATGTCAGAGTTTGATGTGATATCTCCACTAATGGTTAAATTGCCGGTTCCAGAAAGAGTCAATCTATTATAATACGTTCCACCTGATGAAAGACTAATTCCAAATAGAGTGCTAGAATTATTAGCAGATACATCACCTAAAACAAGATGTTGATTGGTAGTGCCTTGTAAATTTTCCAATACTGACGCATTGGAGTGTTGGATAGAAAAATTTCTAATGCTAGTACCACTAGCCTGTAGAAGTTCTACATAATTATCATTAGGAACATCACCAATTTTTGCCGAACCAGTTACTGTGATACCAGAACTTGAGGTCTCAAATTTTTTGCTGTTGTCATAGAAAAGATCTACAGAACCATCAGTTCTAAAAATTGCCATATTTTCACCATCAGACTTTTCAATCTGAACGGCAGTGCCATTGCTCGTCAGCTTTAAATTGCCGGTTGACGTATCACTGACATAGGAATTACTTCCATCGTGATAAATCTGTAGGTCATTGCTATTACCAAAACGAACCTTTACGTCATCATTATAGTCAGTGCCGCTAGCACCACCTACACTTGCTGATATCCCAGTTAAGTTTGATCCATCACCAGAGAATGAGGTGGCAGTAACAGTTCCGTTTACATCGATACCGCCTGATGTAGTTTCAAGTTTTCTATTGTTATCATAGTAAAGTTCTGTAGAACCATCTCCATGAATTCTAATACCTTCTTCACCGTTTTGTGGTCGAAGGAAAATATTATCAACAGCTTGTAAAATTAAATCATCACCATCGCATACAACGTAAAGATCTCCAGTGGAGTTTACAATTTGACTGTTAACGCCATCGTGATAAATTTGTAGGTCATTAACATCACCCAAACGCAATTTGTAGTTGTCGTCTAGAGTAACATTTCCGTGAAAATCGCTGTTACCTGAAACGTCTACCGCACCATTAACATCTAGCGAATCGGATTGCAGCTCGCCAGTAATGAGTACGCCGTTTGCTTTAGTTTCAAGCTTCTTACTTCCAGCTTCATATAATTCTACTGACCCGCCAGAAATAAACTTGGCAGAATAAGAGAATGAATGATTTGCTATTACCGTTGTGTTGTTATTCAGAATTTGAACATCACCAGCACTATTAGAACTATCATTCTCAAGTCTTAGATTACCAGTGTCATTGTGAACGTAAGAATTACTTCCATCATGATAAATCTGGAGATCATCACTTGTGCCGGATGTAAATTTAGCATTATCATTCACTCTCAATCGACTTGCTGAATAATCCCAGGATGCACCATAGTCAGCACCATTAAAGAAAATATCGGCACCACTAAAACTTGCAGTTCCATCAACATCCAGACTGTCGCACTGAACCTCACCAGTTACGTCAATACCATAAGATTGAGTAATGAACTTTAAACTATTATTGTGATAAAGTTCTACTGTTCCACCATCATTAAATATTGCGGAATTATTGCCAGAAGTATCTTGAATGGCAACAAGAGATTCTGCTCGAATTAATAAGTTACCAGTTCCAGTATCTG